GCAATCTTGCCGACGTTGTCGCCGGCATATTGCGTCTCCCAATACGTCTTGAGCCGATTAGCCGTTTCCTGGCTGATGGCCCCTGGCGCCGTCAACACGCCGCCCGGTTGGCTGCCGTTCGAGAAGAACGCCGTCGATCCCGTCTGGATCGCCAATCCTTGTTGGGCGCCGACGCCACACGCCATCAAAGGAGACACCCCGACGAGCGGGTGATACAGCGCATAGCCCACGTCGTGGATGACCTCGCGGGCCGGGACGATGACGACATCCGTGGTCAACCCGGAGAGGATGTCGCGCTTGAGTTCATAGAAGACGCTGCCGTCCGGCGCCACGAGGGGCGTCACGCGCAGCGGGTCGAGGATGTAGAGCGCCGTCACCACGCCGCGCGCATCGCGCGCCTTGAGGGCGTAGGTGTTGCCGTGGAGCAGCTTGGACATGATCCACCACTCCACGAACTTGATCCGGTTCTGATAGCGGTTGGGACGCCGAAGCACCGGCGAGAAGGCCGGCGACTCGGTTTCGGTCCAGATGCCGTCGGCATCCTGCGCGACGAGCTTGAGGCGCATCTTGCCGATGTCGCTGCTGATGAGCGTGACGCAGGCATAGACGGCGAAGTAACTGAGGATCGTTTCGGTGGTGGCCGTCGTGTTGCTCTGCCAGGCCCCCGTGAAACTCTCGCGCACCGTCGGCCAGATGGGATACCACCCGCCGCGACTCTCCAAACTCGAGAGTGGGCGCGTGGCCTTCGTGATGGTGATGTCGAAGCCCAGCACGCGCATGGGCTACTCCACCGTGAGGTCGCGGCGTCGGTAGCGGCGCCGAGGTGGGGTGGGCGGGTCTGCAGTCTCCGTCTCGCCCGACGCCCGTGGACGCCCGCGACGACGGGGCGGCACCGGCGGTTCAGGCTCAGGCGGGATCACCGCCGGCACAGGCACGGGGGCAATCATTCCCGGCGGGGCAAATGCCGCTTTGTGCTGGTAGCACAGGACGGCGGCCGCAATGGGCTCGGCGTCGAAGCGGACCCCCGCCGGGATGATCGATCCCTCGTGTTCGAGATCCGTTCGAGCAACAAGGGCAATTCGCATGGGTCGACCGTCGCCGGAGGCGCCCTCACAGGTGCGCCCCCAGCGATACCGCCAGACCACCAGGCAGCCTAGCTACCCGACCCCCAGGCCACGTCCGACATGTAGGTCACCGCCGCCGTCCGACGCCGCGCCCAGTTGATGTAGCGTTCGGCGCGGATGGCGATCTGGTTCGACTGGAACATGTTGACGATGGTCTGGCTCTCGCCGCTGGCGTCCGGGTCGTCGCTCATCTCGATGCTGGCCTCGCGGCTCACATCAATGGATACGCCGCCGTCGTCCGAGAGGAAGATCTCGGGCGCGTTGGCGAGGATGACGAGGTTGCTCACGGGCGAGCCGACCGCCGCATACTGGCTCGTCACGACCGGTAGCCCCTCAAAGGTGCCGCCGAGCATCCCGAGCCCCGAGAACTCCGGCTGACCGAGCGCGTTCCGCATCAGGCTCAACTGGAGCGCCAGCGTGTTCGGCATAATCCAGACGGCCCCGACCGGCGACTGATTGTCAGCGAGGAACGTCGCCAGCATCGTCGCCACGTCCGCGCGCACGGCCGCCGCGTCGGTGCCACTCGGCACGCCCGCGACCAGACCGTTCGTGATGGAGGCCGGCGAGACGTTCGCGGCCAGCGCCTTCGTCGGGTCGATAAAGTCGGTGTCCATCCGGGCGATGACCGCCTTCGACAGCTCGTCGCGGATGAGCCCTTCGGCCGAGGGCGACGAGAAGCGGAACAACTCGTCGGAGAAGACGGCGATCGCCGCGATCTTCGCCCAGGTCAGGGTCGTCGCTTCGACGTCGAACTTCGTCACGGGCTTGTTCGCGCCCTGGCCGACCCACGACGCGCTCGCGCCGCTCGTCTGCCCGACGATGCGGACGTTGAACGGCACGCGCCGCAGCCCCGGAATCCGCCCGATGATGGTCTGCGGCCGGAGGAACTCGATGAACTCGGACGCGAGATTCGTCGGATCCACGAGCGGCCCGGCCCAGGTGGCGTCGGTCGTGGTGCCACCGGCCACCGCCGCCTTGAACACCGCCGCCACGCGCGGGTTGTCGGGGTAGCGCTGCATGGCGATGAGTTCGGGCGCCTGGCCGGTCAGCAGGGACGCGCCCCGGCACACCAGCATCCGCACGAAGTCCGTGCCAGGCGGCTGGTTCTGCCGCACGGTAATCTGCGGTGCCGTCACCTCGGGCGCCGCCTTCGGCGCGATCCGGACGGGCCGCGCGGCCTCGGCCTGCGCGTCCTCCAGCGCCTTCGCGCGCTTGATGTGCGCGTCGAGCGCCTTGACCTCCTCGACCAGATCGTCGTATTCGACCTGGCTGTCGGCGTCGAGCGTCTTGTCCGACTTGTCGGCCTTGGCCATGAGGTCGGACATGCGGGCGAGCTTCGCGTTACGGCTCGCCTGATACTTGGTAATCAGATCGGACGGGTTCGTCGGTTCGTTCGCCATTGTGGAAACTTCCTTGGAAAGGCCCGAGTCACGGGCAGCTGACGACACGCGCCGGGCCGCGCCAGGCGCGGGCGACTCGGCCACATAACTCCGAATGGCCTGGATGCCGGCGCTGGCATTTGCCGGCACCGTCACCAGACTCAATTCGAGCACTTCGGTTTTGAGATAGCGCAGGCCACCCGTTCCCTTGATGAGTTCGACGCCATCCTCGAGCACCCGGAAGCCGATACTCACCCCCGTCAACAAGCCCGCCTTGACGGACTGCCAGGCTTCGGTGACCCGGTCCCGCAGGGGGCCGGGTTCGGTGATGTGCGGGATGTGCGCGTCGAATGCGATGCCGGTCTTCGTGGGCGGCCTGAACGTCACGCGCCCCACGGGTTTCGTGCTGTCGTGGTAGAGCAGCAGGGGCAGCGGATTGGTGAACGTCACCCCCAGCGGTTCAATCACATCGCCGATGCGATCCGTTTCGGGGGTCGTCGCAATCCCGCTGATGATTCGCTGGTCCTCATCGAGGGTTTTGACGTGCAGTTGGGCGAACGCGCGAGGGGTAGACATAGGCAGACCGCCGTCTGCCGTAGTCTAGGAGCCTGAATCGTGCCCCGCTAGAGGGTTGTTCTACAAATTGTAGACGACCACCCGAGTCGACTGCGGCGGGTCGCCCATCACCTGCGTGACATGGTGATGCTGGAGAAAGATGCGGCCGTCAATCCGCTCGGTCGGTATCGCGCCTTTCTCGATGAGGTGCCAGACACGCCACCGGGGCACCGCATACGTGCGCGCGATCGCAGCCACGGTCCATCGGGGGAGTTCAGACTGGCTCATGCCGCGCCTCCAAAACAGAAGAACTGGTATTGCGCCTCCGGGGCGTTCGCCGTGCGGAGATACTGGCCGAGTGCCATGATGGTGGCCACCATGCCGTCGATGCGTTCGACTGCCCTCGACTTGTCGGGGCGAATCTCGCCGTAGCTGTTCCCCACCACCGTCAGGTTGTCGGCATTCCACGTCAGCACGGGATGGCCAGGGTGGCGCAACTTGCGCCCGGCGACCGCCGCAATCAGCCGCGTGGTCGCCTCGTTGTAATGCCGGAAGCCCTGCGGGATGGGAATCAGTGTCTCGGCGCCCAGTTCCGCCTGCAGCTGCGTGCTGATTTGCGTGGCGTTCGACGGATCGAACGCCAGCGCCTTGAGGTCGCAGCCGGCGCACGCCTGCACGATATCGCGCCGGACTACGTCGTAATCCGTCACGTTGCCCGGCGTCACCGTCACGAAGCCTTGCCGAGCCCAAACGTCATACGGCACCCGGTCCCGCTGCACGCGCGCCGCGATATTGTCGCCGGGAATCCAGAACCACGGCAGCACCGTCACCGTGCCATCCGACTCAGGAAAGAGCAGCACGAACGCCGTCAGGTCCGTCGTGGATGACAGGTCCAACCCGCCATAGCAGACCCGCCCGCGATACGCCTCGAGCGACACCTGGCCGGCACACGCATCCCACGCCGCCCGGTCAATGACCTTCTCGTCCTGCTCGACCAACTGCCCGACGTGCAGCCGCCGAAAGGCTGACTGGAAAATCGGCATCGCCCGCGCCTTGCGGCACTCGATCTCCAAGTAGTCCGGCTTGACGCTCACACCGTAGTTTGGATTCGCCTTCCGCCACGTCGCTTCGAGCGTCCAGTCGTCCTCCGGGTCCGCGCCGGCAATCAAGCCGAACCACGCATCATCCTGATGGCGTCCCTCGAGGATGAGCCGGCTGTATTCCCGGTGCGCCCACCACGGCCCCTGCCGCTGAATGCCAGCCGTCGTAATCTCGAACAGCAACGGCTGCCGCCGCGTGCCCATGCCCGTCAACATCACGTCAATGACCGACGAGTCCTTGTGCGCGTGAACCTCATCCGCCACGACGAAATGCGGCCGGAGGCCATCTAACGTGTTGCTGTCCGACCCAAGTGGCTCGAACTTCGACGCGGTCGCCAAGTGGTGCAGGTTGTATTGCAGCACGCCGATGTGCGCCCTGAGCGCCGGCACCCGCTGCACCATGTGCTTGGCCGCGTCCCAGCAGATGCGCGCCTGGTCCCGCTTCGTCGCCACGGCATACGCCTCGGCGCCGGGCTCGCCGTCGTAGAACGCCATCCACAACCCGAGTCCTCCCGCGAGCGTTGATTTCCCGTTCCCCCTGGGAAGCTCAATGAATGCCGTCCTGAACCGGCGCAGACCGTCCCGATACCACCCGAACAAGCTCCCCACAATGAACGCTTGCCAGGGCGCCAATATCAGTGGATGCCCAGCCCACTCCCCCTTGAAGTGGCGAAGGTGCGAGAAGAACTCAATCACCGTATTACCCGACTTCGGTTGCCACGTCAGG